CAGAACAAGAAGCACGTAGGGAAAAACGTAGAGAAAGAGTTGAAAAAATAGCTAGTACCCTAAATTCTGCATCTCGCAGAGCTACCGGAATGGATTTATTAGGTGCATTTGGATCAGCTGCTGGACTTGCTGCTTTAGCAGTTTTAGGCAACATGACACCTCAACAGATTGAAAATCTTCAAGGTACTATTACAGGTGTAATAGATGGTGTAAGAAATTTTTTTAATACCTTAGAACAATATGGTACAATAATTGCAACAGTAGGTGCAGGTTTATTGAGTTTGGCAGCAGCAGGATTAGCATTGAGAAATAGGCCTACCGCGCCTCCTAGACCAGCTCCTAATACGAGACCCCCAAGTACACCTGGTGGCCAAGGACCAAGCAATAGACCTAGCACTGCACCTTCAGGCGGCGGTGGTGGAACAAGACCCGCGCCTGCCCCAAGCAGTGTTCCTCAAACGGGTAATACTCCTCAAACACCAGGACAACCAACACGACCACAAACACCACCTACAACACAAACACCACCTCAAGCACAACCTGCTGGAACACCAGAACGAGCACGAAATGCTCTTCCGCGCAGAATGATACGTGCTGGAGCTTTAAGTGCGATATTTAATGTAATACCTTCAGGTATAGATGCATATCGACTAATAAGAGAAAGAAATGAAGGTCAACTTAGTGAGGAAGAATTTAAGGAACAGATGATAAATCTGGTCGGCGGTGCTCTAGGAGGAATGGCTGGAGCTGCCGCTGGTGGTGCTATAGGAACTTTACTTGGACCAGTTGGTACAATAGTTGGTGGTATTGCAGGTGGAATATTAGGTGAAGCATATGGCCCTGAGATAGCACGAGCACTTTTCAGAGCATATCTTGATGAAACAGAATCTCCTGATGATTATTTTCAACAGATGGCCCAAGGTGAACAAATTGGCGCCAACATGGCAACAGAGCTATCACGAAGATTAGCATCTTTAAGACAAGAAAGTCGCGAAAGAGTTATCTCTACCGAGGAAAACGTTAATCAAACTGAAAGAGCAGTTGCAGAAGGTAGAATAACCGAGCGACAAGCACAAGAACTACGTAATAGAATTGTAGAACCTTTATCTTCGGACAAAATAGAAGAACTTGTGCAGCAATTACAATCTGGCGGAGATACCGTTGGATTGACTGGACGAGGTAGAAATTTAGGCGTCACAATTTTACCACCCATAGTGCAGCCTATACAAAGACAAACTCCAAGTGGAAGAGAACCACCGTCAAGCGATCCAATTCCACCTGGAGATATACAAACCACTAATCCTGATCCTATGTTTCATGAAGCGGCTGCGGCCGCAGCATTTAACAGTACACGTCAGGGGCGAGGCGGAATGTTAGACAGAGCCCGCCACAGGAATGCATATAGGTAATATTAGTCTTCCTCAGCCAGTCGTTCAAACAAGCTGATATCATCACCTTCCCACGGTGGACGGGCCGAAGCACCAGCACCGGCGCTAGCTGCCTTAGGAAGAGTTTCTACAAGAGTACTCCGAGTCTTAGGCTCAGCTGAAGCGCGTGATGCAGGCCGTTCCTCACGTTCATCATCTTCATCATTTGATGCGCGACGAGGAGCAGCCTCATTCAATACGCGCTCAAGGCGCGCCTTCAATTCTTCATAAGTCTTAAATTGATCAGGTGCAACAAAAGCTTGAAGCTTATGCTGCGAAGCCCAGATATTCTCAAGATCACTATCATTATCAGACAGAGGTTCAGGACGATCAAATTCTGACTTGTCATAATTACGATAGCCCTCGACGTTGCGAATCTTCAGCTTGAAATTCGCACCAGCCCAGAAATCGAAGGGATTGACGGCCTTCTCATCCTCAAACTGAGGTGTCATCATCTCATTGATCTTGTCAAAAATCTTCTTACCAAACTTGAATAGCTTGACCTTACCCTCATTTTGAGGATTCGCTGGATCCTTGACAACATAGATGTTAGCAATATAAGAAAGGCGTCGCTTTTGCTTACGAGCGATTTCCTTGTCCTTATCACTACCGCTATTCCACAGCTTAGAGTTTAGCTCAGCCACTGGATCTTTCTGACCAAGAGTCGTCAAAGAGTTTTCGATATACCAACCACCTGGGCCTTGAAACCCATGCGACCAAATACGAACCCAGGGAAGATCCTCACCCTTGGCAGCAGGAAGAAAACGAATCACCGCATAACCATTACCAGCCTTGTCAACCTCGGGTTGCCAAAAACGGTCATCGGATTCGCGTTGATTGGTGCCACCTGCTAGCTTACCGATCTCCTTAGTAAGGCGATCCAGATTATTGGTGGAAGAACGCTTCAATGAAGCGAAGTCATTAGTCATTTGTATATTCTCCGTATGTTTTGTATGTTTTGTGTGTCTTGTATTTCACTTCGATCATGACCACACATCTACTTATATCATGTCGAATAGCCTGTGTCAAGAAATAAACACTTGACGCATGGTTTTCTTCAAAATAGATGCATCGGCTTTAACAAAGGGTCCGTATTTTTTCATCTTGCGAGACACATCAGGCCAGATGATTGTATCTTGAATACGCGCATCCCATGCTTGATGAAATCCCAAAACTCTATCAGCCAATATCAAACTCTCAAGCTTCACTTTATCACCAAGATGCAAGCGAAGCACCTCAGGATGCTCACCATTACTCTGCCATGCTTTATTAACATCCTGACATGAATCAGCTATGATTTGCATATCTTGTTTAAACATATAAGAGATAGATTCCATATGTCGTTTCCAATCGACATAAGTTTTTTCGGCCTCTAGTGTGATCAAATCACCAACCCACTTGATGCCTTTACCTCTAGACATGTTTGCGACATAAAAATTAGTTAGATCATCTTTGTATCTACGTTCCAGTTTGCGAAAGTGAAATACATCTTTTCTGATTTCAAATGCACTTTCGCTAATTGAACGTGTCTTACCCATATATTTGAAATAATCATACCTATCTTGCGTAAAGTGTAGCTTCAACGCGACATATTCTTGGTAGGCTTTCATTCCTTCCATTTAAACAGGGCGTCTCCCGTTCCTCTTTCATTGAAATAGGTTTCAACTAGATCGAATCTATCTGACAAAATTGTGCGAATATCTTGAAAAGTGCAAGCCCCCTCATACAAAGGAATTCTACTAGCTTCGGTAAACACATATTTTGTATTGGCTAATGTCTTTGTAGCGCCAGCAAATACTCGATCTTCGCTACCTTGTGCATCAACCACAAGCAAGTCGACTTCAAGGCTTGCGATATAACCCAAATCATCAAGTTGACATGCAGGTACAGTGATCTTATCAATAAATTCGCAGTTATGCATATCAAGATTAGGTTTGCCATATATGCTAGATGACATACCTTCATTTGCTGCAACATGAAATTCAACTTCACCCTCTTTATCCAGACAAGCACATTGCCAGAAGATAATTCGCGGATGTTGATGACCCCATGTATTAACAAGCTGTTCACATACATCAGGCAAAGGCTCGATTAGATGCAATGTTTCTACACCAGAATCGAGATAGTGTCTAACCTCAGAACCAGTAGATGCACCTACATGCACTACAGTTTTCGGTCGCACCATATCGACTATGTTTTCAACTTTAATCTTCATTAGATAGGCAACCTTGGCTCATTAGCACGACGTTTTAGTAAATTCAATTCATTAGCCTCGCTTGTCAATATCTTTTTGATGCGAGGTGTAATCAAACGTGGAACCATCTCAACTTCAATGCCAACAGATTCGCATACATGCATGATAGCATCTAGGTATGACATATTCTTTTCGATAACGATACGTTCGATTGTCGAAATGAATTTATCCTGAGACATAATTGATAACTCAGGCTGCATCATCAACCGTCTTAGCAGCTAATGCAGCGACGAAACCACCAACATCCTCGCGGACGATATCAACCGATTCCATATGCTGCGGCCAATAGATTTCAAGCGCCTGAGCATCTTGCGTGCATACAAAACAATGCACCTCATTTGGTGGCACCGCGGTGAAATCGCCAGGCCGAAGCACAGTCACATCTGTCAAACCATATTGCTTTTCCGTATGGATTTCAATGATACCACTAATCACATAGAATCCATTCCAACGGTGTCGATGACTATGAAGCGAACACCGAAAGCCTGCCTTTGTATTGATGCGATGCACTTCTACATTAGGGCTGGTGAACAAATCTTCGGTATCACCCCAAATTTTACCTAGTTTCATATTCAAACTCCTTTCTTCACAACATAGTCTATCTCAAGTAGCTTCTCAAGTACAGGGCGAAATTTGGCTAAGTGAAGCATATTAGGACCATCGCATGGAGCATTATCAGGATCCTGATGAACTTCCATGAACACACCAGCTACACCAACAGCCACGGCAGCACAAGCAATCGCAGGTACCATGTCACGATCACCACCAGAGGATGTGCCATATCCACCTGGCGATTGCACTGCATGAGTGCAATCCATTATGACAGGATAATTAGCAGGAGTATTAGCACGCATAAGCTCTAAGCTTCTCATGTCAACCACAAGATTATTATAACCAAATGTCGTGCCACGCTCAGTCTGCATTACCTTATTGCAACCAAATGATTCCAGCTTTGCGACAATATTAACCATCTCTTTCGGAGACAGAAACTGACCTTTCTTCACATTTACAGGCTTACCAGTCTCGGCCGCAGCTTTAAGAAGATCAGTCTGCCGACATAAAAATGCGGGAATCTGTAATATATCGGCTGCTACAGATCCGCATTGCCAAGCTTCATGAACATCGGTAAGAACTTCGACACCGAGAACCTCTCTAACCGCATTCATACCATAATAGGCTTCATCAAATCCTACACCTCGATAAGATAGACTGCTAGTGCGATTAGCCTTATCGAAAGATGTCTTGTAGATAAAATTTACATCAAGTGAGGCACATATTTCTTTTAACGAACCTGCCATATCAAGCGCATGTTCTTTCGATTCAAATATGCAAGGCCCAGCTATTACACTAAGCCTTGCTTCATTACGACATTCATCATAAAAAAATGACATTTTATTTCCTATAGAAAAGGTGAGATCCTATTCTGATTGCATTTCTGGTATGGCCAGCCGATCCTGATATGGCATGAAAGCGAGTCGCACCATCGGTGAGGTCTGGAACATTGCCTGACATGACTTGAAATGCTAGATCATTTGCCATCTGCCACTGAGGGTCATCATGACGTGGGATTCTATTGCCTACTTTGCAATAATATTCGAATTGACATGTGGTTCGAGTCCTTTGACGTGTAACTTCGCATACGGACTTCGGATAATCTGGGTCTGAAACCCTATTCATAATAACATTAGCCACTGCTAACATGCCAACATATCTTTCACCACGCGCTTCATAGTATATAGCGTGGGCCAGACAATGCATGTCTGCTTGACTCAATGTTACAATATCAAAATCTGGTGAAGTTATATCAAGCTCCAAATCATTAATTGAGAGCGATACATTTACGGTTGGTTCGCCGTAATATTGTTGCACTATGACAGGTTGGGCTGGAGCTGCATCCGCCCTATGAACCATATCAATGGCAAAAGCGGTCAATACCGCACCAATCAGCGCGCCCAAGGCGACGCTTAATATCCTTTCCGACAAGGGTGTTATCCTTCTGTTGTTGATCCTGGCATCATGTAATCATGAGAGTCAGGTGGGGAGCTTCTGTTGCCCGGTGCTCCCCAAACCGCGCTTACCTATTAGGCAGCGAGTGCGACGGCAAAGCCGTTATCATTGGCACTTATCAATAGCGGTTAGGCCGCTAGCCGTCATCTCCGGTCAACCTTTACCATGCACGTCGATTCTGTTTCAGCCCCAAAGAAGGCCGTGACGTACCTAGGATAGAGGTCTGACGTATTCCAGGGCAGAGGTCACGGTCATATCATTGGTGGAGCTGCGCGGCACTGCCCCGCGGTCCGTTACATCTATTCTGTCGCCATCAACGATGACAATACTACTTATACAGGGTTGTGTTTATAAAGTCAACGGCTATTTTGGTAATAATCGGCTATCACACCGTATAATTCGTCGACATATTTGGCACGAAACCTACAAAACATCTGAGGCTTGGGTTCACCATCAACACCAATCAATATCACAATACCTGGTATGATGGTGCTAGTCAATTCCTCAAACATAATCGAATAAGCTGTGGCCTGAAGAAGGTAATTGTCTATATGTTCTTCGCTTTTTAGCCGTTTTGATGTTTTGAAGTCAATAATACAATTGACTCCAGCCCATTTACCGACCAAATCACATCTACCAGCCACACCTAGCTTATGTGAATACAAAGGGGCCTCTAGGGCATAGACAGTCTGTAGATACTTATCCACATATGGATGCATGGTAGCAAACATCTCGCGATTAACCAGATCACCGGTGATAGGTTCACCCATGATCCAGTCTTCCATCATCTTATGAATGGAGGTTCCGCGGCGAGATGCTTGTGCTGATACCTTATTTGCTTCTTGTTCGCCGACTCGTGCGCGCCATTCAGCTATAATCTTTTTCTTTTCAGGTCTAGCACCTAATACCGTGGTGATAGAAGGATAGGCGCGGCCGCCAGGTACATTATACATGCGGCCGCGCTCTGTTTGTGTAGCAGTTAACTCTGGTAGATTCACCAGCTCATTATGAAATCTCACACAATTCCTTCTTCCAACTTCGCCTCAATATATTCTTTCACCAAAGCAGACCTAACAATATCATCTTTAGTAAATTCTACGCGCGCGAAGCTACGCATATGATTTATGACCGACATAAAGCGGTGCAGTCCTTCCCGCTCGTCGTTTCGCCAGAGGTCACTCTGACGAAAATCACCACAAAAGATCACCCTACAACCGGTTCCCATGCGTGTAATGACCGAATCCAGCTCATGAAAGGTCATATTCTGACATTCATCGACAATTACTATATTATCACGGAATGTAAGACCACGCAAGAATGATGTAGTAGCGAATTGTACCGTACCATCGCGCTTTAGTGTGTCATAAGCGGTGCTACGACCAAACATTTCATTACAAATAGCAGCATACGGCTCCTCATAAACAGCGGATTTCTCTTTTTGTGAGCCAGGTAAGAAGCCAATATCGCGTGTAGGGACTACAGAACGGATTATGACTACTGGTTTTGGTGCTTCTCCACTCAAAACCGATCTAAGTGCAAGATAAAGTGAGATATAGGTTTTACCAGTACCGGCCACACCATGAAGAATCAAGTTCTTTTCATCATCAAAGGCTGAAAAAGTTCGAGCCTGGCCTGCGGTAAGTGGATTAATTCGTGGGAGTTGCATGGAAAAATTACAATTTTGGGGTTTGCTTGCGGTTTTTTCTTGTCGGGCCTGCCGTTTTAGGCGTTTCTTTTGTGTTCGAGTCAGGAAATCAGGTAAAAATTTATTTTCGATAGCGGCAGTTTGTGCAAAACCCATGTGCTACTCCCACGGTTAGGGTTATCATAGCAAAAAATGGGTCACCACGTGTTCATGGTTGACCCTCGATTGTGCTTTTTGATGGTTTTCAGAAGGTCACGGAAGCCTTCTGATGGTTTATTATGCTTAGAATCGACCCCAGATACAATCTTAGGGAAACCGATTACCAACCTCTTGTGAGGATTGTCTTTGAGATGCTGTTCCATCTCAGCGATGGTCATCATCTCTGTGACTACCGTGCCTGTCGTAGTATCTTCGATGTTATAAGTTGGCATCTAGGTCCTCTTTGTTAGGGGTATTTATCTGGTTAGGCCACCAATGTGGCGTAGTACGATTAGTCCACTTAGCAAAACGTGCTTTGTGTTCAATGTAATATTGACGATAGCCTTCGACTGGATTTGGTCGCTTGCAATCATCAGGCATCGCTTGTGGAAACTCTGTCATATTCAGATCATATTGAATATTGTGTGGCACATTTGATAGAGCCTTCAATAGCTTACCTTCAGTCGCGTGCTTTTTACCGTAGCGGTGTGTATATTCTTCACACAAACTTTCCAGAAGATCATAACCCCATAGGTAATTATCGCGACACACACGTGACCAGATAGCACATGGATGATTGATATGTGTGGCTCGATATAGAACCTTATCCATATCAGGATTTGGATGCGCCCAATGTTTTATCTTGCGAACCTTACCATTGGTAATACGTTCTTCGATGACCATGGTGCCATCAAGCACACGATGGGCCGTGCACAGCATCTGAGCCTCTTCGAGGATCATCTTGACAACATGCTTATCGCAATGCATCAGAGCCGCGATACCAGGATCTTCGGATAGAATGAATCTGTTCATAGCAATATTATATCACAAATCAAATTGAGCCAACAGCTTTAAGTACTTCTTTGCGAAGGCTATCTATGTCCTTATCATTGATAATAACACGATCAGGTGAGATTGCAATCCAGGCTCGCTCACTAATATGAATACCTGGTACATCAAGACCAAGAGCTGCATCACGATACCAGGTTGGTAAAGGTGGACGGCGCACATGCCAAATCTCACCACCAAGGCGTCGGATAGCTTCGATCTCATTTGGAAACCGAACATCGCTAATTACTACATGACCACCGCTTTCGTGATAAAACCTTTCCATGAGCGCGACCCAAATCTCATCATGTAGATGATGGCGCATGACCTCTGTAGCGATGTATTGCAGCGCCCAGCGCGGAGTCACTTCGCGACCAAGACGTTTAGACCACCAGTCATCACGTTGCTCTCGCCATTTTCGCGACTCTTCGGTTGCACCTTCAACCATATCACGCGGCCAACCAAATAGCTGCGCCGTCATATCCTTGAGTGGTCGAGCCATGCTATATTGCTGCCAGCCAATACCCACTAGAGTGCCTGCAATAGTATCTTTACCAGAACCAATAAGGCCGCATACACCAATCAATTTTACCATAACCGTCTCCTATAAATAATATATCGAATCCATTATAAAGGGTTATCGCATAAATGTCAACCACCGGAGCGACGGCTTTTTTATTGCATAAGATCGCCTCTGGTGTTGGCGGTATGCTTGGAGGGCTTGCAATGTTTGCCTTCTGGAAACCACTAAACATGCTAGATGCATGTATTCGGTCTGGTATTTCGACAGGATCAGCAGTTATATTTGCGATGCCAGTATTAGAAATATTGGAGCTTCGAGTTGATATGGATCTGGCGTTAGTATCTGGTGCAATTATCGGGTTTTTTTCATGGTCAATATTATCAATGGTAGCAAGAATGTTAAAACGATTTGATCGAGAAGATAAAGATATACTTGATGTATTAAGAGAGATCAAAGAAACGACTAAGAAATGATTTTTGATGATTCAATTAAAAATTATGCAGGTAGCACACATCTATTAAATAACAAAATTTTTAAAATACAATGGATACCAGACCTTTTTTGCAATTACAGTTGTTCATATTGTTGGCCTGGTTGTAATACTAAAAAAGGCGCTAATTCGGGTAATACATCTAATAAATTTGTCTTTCTAATTTTA